GGCTCAAAGTGCATCGTTATCAGGCTTCCTGTCATAGCTTCCAAAGGAAAACCATCGCAATTTGAACACGTAACATACCCATATTTGTTTTCTACCCACCGCCCATGTTTTACAGGAGGGTCAATTGTTGGCATTGATTCAATGTCGTGTTTTGTAATGTAAGGAGGATGTAATGGATTCAAAATAGTTTCCTTCAAAAGTGTTTCAGCATCAATCGGTCGCATCTTATTCTCTATCTACTTCATCAATTCTTACCTCATTACCTTCACTGTCCAGTTCTGTATTGGAATATCCGCGTACGCCCATAAATTTTAGGCAATAATCCAGTTCATCAATTAGGTATTTGGCATTACTCCATTGACTATCACTCAAAAACTGATGGAACGAGATAACAGGAACACCCTGAAAACCTCTATCTTCGGCTATTTTTCTTATACATTCTGCGTGTTTCTGTGTCGGTTCGACAAGAGTATATCCGTATTCTTTTGCCAGTTTCAAGAGGGAAGTGGTTTTTCCTGCGCCACGAGGTTTGATGATTCTTATCATGTTTTCTGACATTCTTGTCCCTCCAATTTGATTAGTCATGTTGCTTCGATCCTTGCGCATCTATCACGCTGGTCATTATACTTTCATTTTCTCATCAACCTTGAATCCCAGTTCTTCTTCAATAAAACGAATAGCATCTTCTTTAGTATCAAAAGGCTCGGGATAGGTATAAAAGGCGCCGCACTTTCTTTCACCATGAACAACTTGAAGTTTACAAATTACATTCATATAATTTTCTACTTCTTCATCTGTCAATTGCGCGATAAAAAATGAGCGACCGAGGCTACTTTGACAAAACACATACCAAGATTTCATACTATCTCTTCTTTCTTCTATATCTATTATACCAAATTTTATAAGAAAAGTCAAGTATTTACCACGCTACTCGTACCCAATAGGCATAAATATAATTAGATAAATTGTCGGAGGCATCCCATAAATTACTTTTTACATCATAACCGCGACGAATATAAGTAAGACAAAATCCTAAATCTTTTAGCCAATCAAATAGCTCATAACAAAATTCTTCTTCGCGGTCTAGTATAATCTCATTCTTTCCTTCACGTGCGGCCGCATTGATTCTATCAACTATATCTTTATATTTTTGCCGCATATTTATGGCTCTTGCTGACTGACTAATTCCTCTCATAGCTTCCGCAGAAAATTCTTCTTCCATCATAGCACTATTCTTACCAGCTAATCATAATATAATTATAAGCAGGAAACGAGTCATCTTGTGGATAAGTACGGTGCCATACCTTTTCATCACCACAGTGACCATATAATTTAAAGCCTTGTTTATCTAAATACATAATCAAATCATTGGAAAGAGTGGTTGAAGGATAAATAATAAATGATTTTTCTGCTTCTGCTGCCTCATACATTTGTTCTATAATTTCCTTATTTTCTTTTTCTACTTTTTCTATGAATATTCTATCTGTAATATTTCGTAATTCTTTACTCAGCATTTTTCTTCTTCCTTTCTGAAAGAACGCGCGGCTTCGTCGGGATTAGCAACCCGATCGGCTCTGCCGAGCGGGTATGCCCCGACGAAGGGGACCGCGCACTTCAGCCCTTCTTATATAACACAATGTGCCAATCTTCAAGTTCTTCTTCAATAATGACGCGCACAGTAAACCAATCACCGCCAGCAAGGCCGCACCCAATCTTATACGGCATACCAATCTTTACATCTTCTTTATCCCACAAGTCTTGCTCTAAGTAAAGCCGCAAATGCTTACAACACTTCCTAAAAGCCGCGTAGTCAGTAAAGCATTTGCCGTGTCCATACGCATCTTGTGCCAGCATACTACACGTCCAAATGCCATTTTCCTTTTCCCACACAACTTGTCCTAGCAAATTTTGCGCCGCGTTTTCCTGTCCAAATAATTTCCTAACCGCATCCACATAAGCCCAATAGGCTCGCGCAGAATGTGGAAATTTTTCAGCAAATTGTTTAGCTACTCCCTTACCTAATGCGCCGCGGCAATTCACCTAATGGCACACTACATCCAAACCATCATCATTCTGAAACAAATCACCGTGCTTGACCTCAATCATTCCGATTCCTCCCAGAATTTTCGCAATTCATTCAGTTGCTTTTCTTCCTCAATTCTGTCCGCAATGCGGGCTTTCGCCGCATCGCAAATCATTTCAAGCGCATAGTCGCTGCGGCACTCCCTAATAAATCCCAATACGGTTTCCAAATCAATAGGAATCTCTACTTTCACTTTCATATTCCTCATACTCCTCATCATGATAACCAGCATAGTCAGTCAACACAATTTTACCATCAATTTCACCAATATTGCCGCCGTGTAAATCATTGATTCTAAACTTTTCTACGAATTTTTCCAATTCCTTATAGGTTTCTTCGCCCCAATCTTGAAGCAGCCGCAATCCAACATTCTCGTTTCTCTGGGTCAGCGGACTACGGTGCGACCGCACAAACTTCCGTTCTTCTTCCGTGCTGCTCAAACCCCACAAACTAATGTCTTTCGCATACCGATAGGCATAGAGGGGTAGGGTAATATGGATGGGCCGCAAAGTAAGTTTCGCCGCGATTTCATCCAACTTACTTTGAAATTCATCTGCTGGACACCAAACTAATTCCTCAACCTCATTCCATTCATAAAATAAAATGTCCTTCTCATACCAGCCAAGAAACTTGGCTTCACAAAAACAATCCTGAACACCATACTGAACCGCTTTTTCATACAATTCAATTTCGGTCTCGCACAAACTAGTATTGCGGCCGTCATAGTCAGTGTCGAACTTCAAAATCCAGCCGCACTCATCATTCGTAGGCACAAGCCCGCAACGAGTTGCGCCAAAATAAAGGCCACAGCCTACTTCACTCAAATCATCATCCAGTCCTACAGGATGCTGAAAAAACACCTTATAAAAATCATTTTTATCAATAAGGTCATCCAACAAGGTAGTGTAGTAGTGAAGAGCGTCCATATCAGCATCCTCCTTTTTCTTTCTATATATATTATACTATAAATTTTGAAAAAAGTCAATAGAAAAGAATAAAATAGAAGGGGAAGGGTTTCAAATGGGAACCTCTTCATATGAAAAAAGAAAGAAAACTAGTAAAATAAAATGAAATGAAACTTTATAGGAAAAAATTTTTCAACATAGATATTTCTTTTCGGATAGGGGTGCGGAGGGGTAGTGAAAATTTGAGGTATAATATGGATGTGTGCGTCAAATTTTGACAATAGTCAAGTATTTATTTTTATAAAATTTTTATTACAAAAAATTTTTTTCATAGTAAAAATCCCCCTCAGCTAACGCAATTATATATATAAGAGTGATGCGTTAGCTCACGGGGATTTTTTTCTACTTTCAAATTTATACATAGTAAAATGGGGGCTCAGCTAACGCAAATATATATATAAGAGTGATGCGTTAGCCTGACCCCCAAAATGAGGCTCCAACTACATTTTAGAATTTGAGGTCTAACCACGGCTTTTGCGTTAGATAAAATGAAATGGGTGCTGTTCTAACGCAAATAAGAAATGTCAAATGCGTTTATCTAGCACCCATTTTATTATACTATATATTTATATTCTTCGCGCACAGAAGTCAGATATTGTGGCCACTGCTCTAAATCTTTTTTATTAGCTTTTTTAGTTTTCAGCTCAATGCCATAATTACTAAATTGAATACAACATTTTCTAAATGTATCTACTGCGTGCCTTGTGTTGTCAGTAATTCCCATTTCTGTAAAATCCTGGATTAGTTCCTGCTAGGCGGGACCCTTTAGGGGAATACCGCGCCATTTATTAGCTATCTAAGTTACTTGCTCTTTCAAATTGAAATTGCGCACATCATCAGCATAATTCAAAATTTTCGGCGCGCCTTCAAGGAGGGGGTAGGTATAGGTTTCTAATACCGTTTGCTCTGTGTCATTCATAAGGCGGGTATATAAATGAAATTCCGCTTCACAATTTCGGAGGGCGGGTTCATTCAGGTAGTAAAATGAAATTCCAGTTTCTGGATCAGTGCGCTTCTTCAAAAATGAAATTGTGGATTTCATTGCTTGCTGGCGGCCATAGAATTCAGCTAGTCCTACCTAATCATCGGTTGCTATCAAATTTTGGAGCTGCTGGAAAATTTTGACTTTTTCTACTGTTTGCGAACGTGCGGAACTAGGGTTGAATATGATGTATAAGAGGTCCAGATTGCCGCGAAAGCGTCCCAGCTTTTGCCGCACTTCTACTTCTGTAAAACCTTCAATAACAATGTAATTGATAGGAGATTTTATACTTATGCCCTCTTGTATTGTATCAGTAGCTAATAATACATCTATATCTTCTGGTAAACGCTCTTTGACAATCGCGGCCCGCACGCCTTCCTTGCCTTGCGATTCGCGCACTGCGTCATACAATTGACACAGGTCCGCCATAGTCAATCCAGCTTGTCCATTACTTATATTTATTGCGGCATCCTGCGCGACTTTCTGCTGCGTCGTAGTAAGAGTGGCGGAAGTTTCATTTGCTTGCGATACAATCATACCTACTCTTATTCCAGCTGCTAGCATTCTGAAAAACCAATCTTTGACATCGCTAGCGCGCTTCAAGAATATAATTCCTTTCTATGAATGAAACTTCTGCTCAAATGAAGCGATTGTAGCTTCTACTTTATTTGTCTTTATAAATTGAATTTCCTTGACGTAGGTGTGACTTACATATTTGGTAAAATCTGGAAACAGGTATATGAAGTTGAAGTTGCCAGGGAAGTATTGTCGCGAAAGTTCTTCAAAGTATTCATCGTTAGCTGTAATGAATATAATATGTATGTTACCGCGGCGGCTACGTATCCAGCTTGCTATATACTCTGCGTCTTCTGCGAAACTGGCTTCACTAAACAAGCCGTGGCATTCGTCAATAACAATCCAGTTGTAATCTAGCTTATTATGCTCTATCATATGCATAAAGCCTAAGCGCTGACAAACATCCACGCCCTAAAAACTTTCAATAGTATCTATATAATTTTCGTTTAGCTGTGCGACCATAGCGCTGCGGCTTTCAACCACTAGCATTGATTGCGGGCTGGAAAATTTTTCCTCTAGTTTGAGTCGCACAGAAGACATAATGGTGGAAGTTTTTCCTACGCCTGTGCCGCCATTCAATACGAGAAAAGTATTATAATTCGATAGGTCGTTGTCTTCTATTAGTTTTAGAATATCTTCTTGCGCAAAGGTGTCGCGGCGCTCTAACTTACGTGGTTCCATCGACATCACCACGCATAAGGGCATTTACCAACGCGTAATCAAAACTCTATGGATTTAGTCCAAGATAGGCTTTCTATAAATCAGATTGTCCAATAAAATAATCTTTGAATTCGATGGTGGTATTGAGATTCATACATTCTAAAAATGCTAAAGCTCTACCACGTGCGCTTACTTCATACTGTCTATAAATTTCTGGATTAGGAAATTCTTGTTTCCAATCCTCTATCCAAAGTGTCATTTGTTCAGCTGTTTCACCAAATATATTATTAGAATGCCAGCTCCCATAAGGATTTTTTATATCGTCTACTTGTATAAAAATCCAAGCGTTCCAATGTTTATTCTGCGGAATTTTTATTATGCCCGGAATACAATATTTGTCAAACAGTTGACAAATACTATTTATTTTTTCTGACCGGGGTAAAGCATCACCTTGGAACCAATGGCTAACCGCAGCTTCTGTGGTATCTAACATTTGTGCTATTTCTTTACTTGTAAAATTATAATCTTGTTTGAACTATTTCAAACGAGCAATGACTTTCTTTTTTTCAGCTTGTGTCACGTTCATCACCTCAAATAAATAGTGACTATATTGCGGGAGAATTATTGTAAAAAATTTTATAAATAATAAAAGATTATTTTTTCTTTTATTATAACATAAATTTATTTATTTGTCAAATATTTATTTTATTTTATTTTATTTTATTTTATATTTCCCCATTTTATTATAATATAATTTTATAAAATTGTCAAATATTTTCCAGCTTATTTTCCAGCTTGACAATAAATAAAATTTATGGTATAATATTTATATTTATATTTCCCCTTTTATTATAACATAAATTTCAAAATAAGTCAAATAATTTCCAGCTCCTAGAAATTTACAAAATTAGAAAAATTTTCCAGCTCGCTCCCTGATTCCAGCTCGCCTTCCGGTTCCAGCTCGCCCCGCAGCTCGCCCCGCAGCTCGCCCCGTTCCAGCTCGCTTCCAGCTTCCAGCTTTTTCCAGCTCGCCCATAATTTTCCAGCTCCCTGGTAAAATTTTACATATATGTAAAATTCTGGAAGCCGGCGCGGCAGTTAGACATAACTAACCACTGGAAAAATTTGACTTCATAATTTTGTAACAATTTCGTAACAAAAACGTAACAAAAATGTAACACTTTCGTAACAATTTTCTGCTTGACAACTTGACATATGCGTGATATAATGTTAGTGGTGGAGGAGGCACAATTTTAGGCCGGCATAAGAGTTAGATACATCTAACTAATGCGCCGGCGGAAAAGTTAGATACATCTAACTCATCTATTAGAAAAATGGGCCTGAGGCCCATTTTATTTCATATCCTGAATAATAAGGTCATCGCCTTCAATAATCTGACCGAAGTCTTTATCAGTAATGGCAAAGCCTTCGTCCTGTGCGTCTTTGATGGCGTTACGGATGGCCGAGATGTAATGTTCCTTCTGTTCCTTACGCTTGCGAATGTTGCGCAGTTCGTTGATGAGGACGGTAATTTCCTCGATGGTCATAGAATCGGTATCAATAACGAAACGGCCAATACGCATAAGGCAAGTCCTCCTTTTTAGTCTTCGTCTTCACTATCATCGAAAAAGATGTTGCCACTAATCTGAATGAAGTCGGGGTCAAGTGCGGCCTTGACCGCCTGCTCGACAGACAGACCGAGAACTTTGCGGGCAAACTTGAATTTTGCGACTAAGGTTTTAGCGTCCATTGAAATTGCCTTTCTGGTTTTGCGTTGTTTTCCTTCAACTTTCATATAGATTATAACATAGATTTTATTACAAGTCAATATATAAATTATTACAATTTTATTACATTCGCGGGCCGGCCGCGAAGTTAGATGCCTCTAACTGGAAAGAAAAGGAAAAAGGAGGCTTACGCCTCCTCCTTCTCCTTTGCCTTGGCTTCCCGCCGTGCCTTGTCGGCTTCCGCTTTCTTGGCACGTTCGGCTGCCTTGGCTGCCTTGCTGGCCTGCTTCTCGTTGTAGGTGGCGATTTCCTGCGCCATCAGTTCCCGAGCGGTCATGTCCTCACGTTCTTCGGCAACGATGACGCCCACACGGCAATAGCGTTCAACGCCATTCTTGTCGGTCAGGATAATGCCATACTGGCGGTCATTGACCTTGACAAAGTTACCGTTCTCAATGTCCAGTTCGCCAAACACAGTCGCACGCAGATCCGCATCCACAACAGTCTTAGAAATCTTCGCCATAGCAATTTCCTTTCTGGTTTTGAAGGGTTTTCCTTCCCTTGATTACGTACTTATTGTACCATAGATTTTTCTGCCTGTCAAGGGTTTTTTCAAATTTTCTTTTTCTTTTTTACAATTTTATTTTACCATAAATTTTGAAAAAAGTCAAAGAGTTAGTTATGTCTAACCGGCGCGCCGGCGAAAAGGTTAGATTGCTCTAACCTTGTTTATATTAGATTTCAATTGCTTTGTTGCCTAAGGTTTTTTCTTCAATCCAATATATATGTTTAGAATTAGGGTCGTGTTTTTGATATATCGTCATCATTTTTTCCGCTTCTTCCTTTTGAAGGGCGAGGGCCTGCGGCACATCATAATCCATTAGACAATAAACGATATAGATTTTCATTCCTCATTATCCTCCCAAGTATCCTCGTATCCATACACATCGCCCGCCCAACGGATTTCATCTTCCGCAAAATCCGTCGGGGCATCGGGGTCAACGTCATCGGCATTGACCCAATCGTCCCAACTTTCAAAGAAAGAAGCGAAGTCATCACAATCTTCAACGGGGTCGGCAACGTGACACATATTACACTGGTCACAATAGGGGCAGTCGCCATAGGCGTTGACGGGGCAGTAAATGGGGTCTCCGTTGCGGTAGCCATCAGTTTCCCAATCTTTCTTACTCATTTTAGTTCCTCCAATAGTTTTCTCGCCAGTATAATACAACTTCTACAACTAAGAAAATCGCAAGTAGAATCCATCCAATCGCTGTTGCCATAATCTTATCCTCCTTACATTATGATTCTAACATAAGTTCAGAAAAAAGTCAATAGTTTTTTCAAAAAAATTTTTGGTTAGATGTATCTAATCCGCGGCCCGGCCGATGAGTTAGAGGAAACTAACTATAAAGAAAAAAGAAGAAATGGCTTACACCATTTCTGCTTCCTGTAATTTTTTGATTACTTGGGGAATTTTTTCCTTGAGTTCTTCATAGTCAATTTCACAATCAAAGCGGTCGTTTTTGATATAGTGTTCTTCGCCATACGTTTTTTTCAAGAAAGAGCGAACTTTGCTTTCTACTTCTACGGGGTCAATATCTCCGCAATCCCATACGCCAATGACCCTAATAGAATCAATGCCCGCATCAGTATAGGAGGAAGGCTGTTTACTTCCAATATGTTCGTTGAAGCGTGCGGTTGTGTTGCGGGTAGTTGTGCCGATTTTAGCCCAAATTACATCACGCATCTGGCGCATCAGTTCAATCAAATAAAATTGATTGCCTTCTTGTGGGGTTTGTCCATTCCATAAGATATTCGGATTAGCGCTGAAAATCTGCTTATGGACAACGGTGCGGACTTTATTGATAATTTTCTTGGTGATTTTTACAATGCGCTGGACTACCTGATTAGTGGGATTATAGATGTATTTTTCGACCCACTCCTGACCCCACTCTTTAGCGGTGATTAGGGCACTCTCGCATTTCTTGAAGGCACGATACATTACATTGTAGGTGGAATCATTGGAACTATAAGTGTCCCAATTTTCTTCAAAAATCTGCTTGGGTGTCTTGTCTCCGTGCCAACTCTTCCATTGTTTTTCACTCGGCATAATGTTTCCCTTTCTGGTTTCAAGTGTTTTCCTTCACTTCATTTTACAAATATATTATATCATTTATTTTTTATTTGTCAACCCTTTTTTACGCAAGAAAAGAAATTTTTTTCAAACTGTTTAGCTATTTTACGATTACTTTTATCTTGTAGCCATTCAATAGCCCAATCAGTTGCCAAAGTTTCATCTTCTAAAGGGAAATAATATTTTTCATTTAGTTCATCAGCCGAAAGATTGGGACTTTCTTCTTTTGCGCGTTTACGAATTTCAATAAGCGCTTTATCCCTATCATATTCATCGGAAATATAGTTTTCAGTTTCAAAATGTCCTAATTCATGTAATAATGCTAATGTAATAGAAGCAAAGCCGCGGGCTAAAGAGCAACGCGCAATAAAATTTTTACGGAATGCTTTGTGATGAGAATATTTTTCAAAATTATACCCAATAACAACTCTGAAATCACTGCTGTATGTAACATAAGCGCAGAAATTTGAATCTTTTTTTAGCGCGACTTCATAGGGTATATTATCAGAAAAGGTCAATTCTTCATCCATAGCCTGTTCAATGAAATTTTTCATGTAACGAATTGCCAACCGCGGATGTTTCATTTCAAGTTTATTGTTTTTCATCACTGTCATTTCCTTTCATTTCATCTTACATACTTATTCTAACATATAATTTTCTATTTGTCAATACTTTTTTCAAAAAATTTTTTAGTTAGTCGCGCTAAACTTATGGCCCGGCCCCGCAGTTAGACGTGACTAACTGCGAAGTAAAAAGAAAAGGGCTTTCGCCCTTTTCTTACTTGATGCGGTAGGAATTGACCTTGCCTTCGATCTTTTCGACCGCATCCGTCCAGTAGTGGGTCAGGCCATAATTGACCTTGTTCTTGGTGAAACCTTCGGGCAGGTCGTTCTCGCAACTGTCGAAGATTTCCGCAACAGTTACGGGGGCGTTGGCGATGCGGATGGTAGCAAGCACGATTTCCTTGGCCTGTTCGTACTCGCTGGCTTTCTTGGCCTTGAGTTCCGCACCACGGTTCAGTTCCTTCCGAAGATCTTCCATAACTTCGGCGTTGTCAAAGTTGATGGCGGTCAGAGCGTTGTAGATGGCTTCGTAAGAGGTTTTCTTCATAGCGGTAATCCTTTCTGGTTTTATAAGAGTTTTCCTTCTCTTGATGTTTATATTCTACCACATTTCGTGGAGAATGTCAAGGGTTTTTTGAGAAATTTTAGTTCCTTCAATCGGCACGCACCCCACGGCGTTAGGGGCTCGTATTCTCTCGCCGTTGTTTCCTCGCCGCTCTTTTACATCGTTGCCCCGTCTTATATCGCTCGTGTGAGTTACGGCTGTCAATCCGTTGCGGGCTTACCTTTCGGTGGCTGAACGCTGGCCAAGACCGATGGGTTTGAGAGGTTTTCCTTCCTCGTTCCTCCCTTGGAACATCTTTATTGTATCACACCTTGGGAGGTTTGTCAAGAGGTTTTTTGAACTTTTTTTCAAGATTCTTTGTCTTGGGGTTCGTTTCCTCGCCCTCCTGACAGTATTATAGTAACACAGATTTGGAAAAATGTCAACTACTTTTTTGAAAAAATTTTGTATACAATGAGTTAGAGAGGACTAACTCGCGGGCCGGAGCAGAAGTTAGTTATAACTAACTGGTAACAAAAGAAAAACCGCCCGAAGGCGGTAATGGTGGAGAGTGGGAGAATTGAACTCCATCCCTCACGGGCCGACCCTTTGCAAGGCCTACGCAATCATCTTTCGATTTACCGCGGTGGCTCCCCTGATGCCACGTTCACTCCCCATATGGAAAGGGCTTACGCCCTTTCCTTCAAGGTGTAGGTGTTAGCCTTGCCCTTGGCTTCGGTGATGACCAGTTCGTCCCGCATTTCACGGAGCAGAACATTCTGAACCTTGGGAGCGGTGAAATCAGCGGGCAACTTGTCCGCAACTTCGGTGAACAGTTCCTTGGCGGTCAGACCTTCCAAGGTGTGGGACAGACCTTCACGCAGAACAGGAGCAACCTTGGCGACCAGTTCCGCACGAGCAACGGCGGTCTTGGCCTTCCGCTGGGCGTTAGCCTTGGCCTTGGCTTCCTCGGACTTAGGAGTGCGGGGCTTGGAAAGCTGGGCAATCATCTTGGACAGGACTTCCCGCACTTCGGCACCGCTTACGGTTTCGGTGGCTTCACCAATGTGTCCATCACTGAACTGAACATTCTGGTAGGTGATATTGTAGGAATCGGCAGTCAGGGTGTTCAGAGCGATGGTCAGAGCGTCTTTCTTGGTCATAGTCATAGTGTTTCCCTTTCTGGTTTTTAGGAGTTTTCCTTCTCTCTTTCTTACATCCTTATTATAGCACAGGATTTGCTTTTTGTCAAGGGGTTTTTCAAAAGTTTTTTGAAACTTTTTTGCTTGGCGCCTTGGCTTAGGTTTCTCAACCTTTCCCCTTGGAACAATTATATTCTAACATAGATTTAGAAGAATGTCAAGCACTTTTTCAAAAATTTTTTCGATTTTTTTGAATCTTTTTGGTTAGACATATCTAACTCGCGCGCCGGAGCAAGAGTTAGATTACTCTAACTCTTTTACTTCTTCTAAACTGTCACAACACGAAAAATTATATACTTCATCCCATTGGAAGGTTTTATCACATTTAGGGCAATATCCTCTCCAAGTTTCATAGTAATAATCACCTTCATTTTGGTCACGCATACGTTCTTCATATGCCAATTCAACATTACAATACGGGCATTTCGGCGGCATAATTATTTCACTCCTTCAATATTTATATTAGTTAGTATATATTGATTCCAATTCCAAACATATATTTCAAAATCATATCCTTGTTCTGTTTTTGCTTGTAGATATTTTCGTTTTAGTTCTGTTTTGTTATTGGCAAAATATTGGTGTCGGTGCTGTTCTCCTGAGAGCCATTCTTCGTCTGGTTCATCTTCGGTGAACCAAGTCAAAAGAAAACGGGGTTTGGTCATTCTTCATCATCCCATTCTTCATCATATCTTTCTTCATCTTCATCGGGGTTCCAAATGCGAGAGGGAATATCTTCACAAAGCCCATCAATTACACAGTAGGCGTTGAAATATTGTTCGTTTTCTTCCGTATCATTATATACGCCATTACTTTCCCAAATTTTATATAGCATTCGATCGACCAATACAAGAGCACGCTGTTCTTCTTCTGTAAATTGATATTGATATTTACTAACAATTTTCATTCTTCATCATACCTTTCTTTGTGCTTCGGTTTCTTATTGCGCTTGTCTGGAATCACTTTGGTCACGGGATTGAGTGCGCCCCAATCCTTGCGGATGGAACGATACACTTCGTAATTGGAACGGGGTTGGTTTTTCGCTTTCTTCTTGCTCATTTTCTTTCCCTCCTGACATTATGATTCTAACATAAAATTGGAAAAATGTCAACCCTTTTTTGAAAAAATTTTTCGGTTAGAAACGTCTAACTTTCGCGCCGGGCCGGCGGTTAGATTAGTCTAACCGCTCTTCTTCCTCCCATTCGCCAACGCCAATTATAAAAAGGTCGATTCCTTGTAATTCCATACGGGCTCGCAATACGGCGGGATTGCTATACCACCGAGCGGGGCAACGGTCGAACAGTTCGCCATCTTTGAAGAAGTAAATAATTTCCATCATATCAATTTTCCTCCTGTTTGGCCTGCGGGAGGGGGTAGCCCCTCCGCAAGCACTCCATAAAAATTTCGCTTTCAATTTTCACATCTGCCAAACCCGTGTGCTGTTCTTCAAATTCGTTATTACCAGTAAGGAAACGCCAGAGAATTTCGGCAGTCTTGCGAGGGCGTGGGGTGGAATGGTTGGTCATGTAATTATTGGTCACGCAGAAGTCAATGTATTCTTTGGTATTACAAATTACCTTTTCTGCCATCCGCATCGTGTCCATAATTGGCACGCCATAGGGGAGGAAATAGCGTTTCTTGCTTTTCGTCTGATAGCGAATAGTCGAGTTCAAAGTCTTTACATCAAACCAAGCGTTGTGGGCGACAATTGCTCGAACATTGTATTTTTCGCACATTTCCGCAACTGTTTTCCACATTCCCCAAGTGTCAACGATTTTTCGGGTAGCGTTTCGCATTTCCGCAAGGTATTGTGGGATTTTGTCCGCAAAATACGCTTCGCTCATAGATTCGGGCATCCCGAAAAATACATCCTCATTGACCAGATCGAACTTGTCCAAAACGGCACCAGATTCTACATTCAGAACCTGACCGCCCAAGTCATACACCTGACCGCTGGAGGTGTCAAGTTCTCCCTGTTCGTTCCGCTTCGTTTCGCAAGTTTCGCCGTCAATTACCATCACGTTCATAGAGCATTTACCTTTCTGGTTTGTGGTGTTTTCCTTCACCTTTCAAAAATATTATAACACGAGAACGGGCAAAAGTCAAGGGCTTTTTCAAAAGTTTTTTTGACTTTTTGAATGTCGGTTAGTCGCCTCTAACCCGCGCGCCGGGCGGCGAGTTAGTCATATCTAACTACGTAATAAAAAAAGAGTGCGGTTACTCCGCACTCTCGACCGCCTTTTCCAAATTCTGGATGGCTTTCTTGACTTTCTTCTGTTCGGCCTTGCGCTCTTTCAAGGCGATGGCCTGCGCTTTCTTGGCTTCGCTGGCCGCTTTCTTGGCGGCTTTTTCTTCCTGCTCGGCCTTGTAGTCATCGGCGGCGGCGTATCCGTCATAAGCATCATACCCGTTGCCGTTGCGAGTGCCACGAGGAATGGACACTTTGACGATGGCGAATTTTTCGTTACCTTCCGCATCAACTACGGGCAGGGCGATTTCGCTTGCGCTGACGGTCAGGGCATCGGTGTTCAGTTCGGTTTCAATGGCCTTGCGGACGATGGCGAGAATGTCGTTGCGGATAGCGGATTCAAGAGTGGCTTTGTTCATACAATTCTCCTTCTGGTTTAGGGTTTTCCTTCCCTTGTTCGTTTATATTGTATCACGAAAGGAACGAGTTGTCAAGAGGAAATTTTAGATAATATCATTTTTTGCTAATTTTTGGGTATCTTCGCATCCGAGATCATAACCGTAGTGCATACCTGCCATATAGCAGATACTCATTAGCATAATGTCACGGTCGCTGGGCATTAGTTCTTCACACCCATAAGTGCCGATCATCCAACCGACAAAAGCTGCGGGATAAGAGGTGCCACGAATTTTCTTCAACATTTTTTCTTTCCTCCATTTCCTTTTTACAATAATATTATAACATAAATTTGAAAATTTGTCAAGAGATTTTTCTGACAAAATTTTTCTAAAATTTTTGTACAATTTTCACAAAACGCGCCGGTATAACAGTTAGATATAACTAACTCGCGCGCAAATAAAAAGGGCTTTAGCCCTCTTTGATAAGGTGTTTGAGAATTTCCAAAATCTGGTTGGGTTCATAGGCTTTATCCTGCCACGCTTTGCGGTTTCCCTCTTCATCATCGAACAAGATACCACCGCCGCAAGTGATGTATTTATTGGTGCCATATCGGACAACTTTGATTTCGTCCCACTCTACGCTGGGCAGGTGACGAGCCAACCAAGCCCGCTTCGCCATTTCCACGGCGAGGTTGTATTCTTCCGAGCCTTTCTTGCTTGTCCAACTGATAATCCCGAGCTTCCAGCCGCCAGCTTGGAGCTTGTTCAGCAGGCGAGCCAACAGGGAGAAGTTCAGCATAGCGCCAGCTTCGGCATAGGGGAATACATCTTCTTTCATAAGGTAGTCAAGCCAACCTTCGACCGCATACAAATTCGCAATCGTACCATCCATATCGAACCAGATCGTCTTAGTCATTTCGGGGTTCCTTCCTTTCCTCTCTCTGTGTCTATATTATAACCGATTGAAAACGAAATGTCAAGGGTTTTTTGAAAGTTTTTCAAAAAATTTTTTAGTTAGTTGTCTCTAACTTTCGGGCCGGCGCATCGGTTAGTTATAACTAACTTCTGTTTCAGAGAAAGGTGGCCTTGCCACCTTTCTTACTCAATGGGTGTGGTTGCTAATTTCTTTATATCGTCGGGCAATTCTTCATCAACATAATATCCGCCCGCCCGATTGAAAGAAACAAGCACGACGCCCGTGGTCATATCAATTACATCTACGTTGGCCCAATGCTGGATACTAATTGCCCGAGCCTTGAAGGTGGCGCCCCAAATGGTATTGAAACAGAAATCATATTTTTTCCAATGTTCATTATCAAGGCTGTAATTGATGTTATACATTGTTTGCTCTCCTTTCTTTCTTGCGTAATCATTGTACCACACTCTAAGAAGAAAGTCAAGTACTTTTTCAAAAAAATTTTTAGTTAGTCTATTCTAACTCGTGCGCCGGCCCACCAGTTAGTTATGACTAACTCGGTGGTAAGGGAAAAGGGCGATTACTCGCCCTTTACCACCTGGAAAGTGGGTTTCTTGCCCTCAATCCGCTTGACCTTGCCCTGTTCGACCAGAGCGGCAAGCAGATGTGCCATCTTGGGAGTGGTCACGCCCATCTGCTCGGCAAGGGGCTTACACTCGTACAGGAAGTCGGGTTTTTCCACCATCACGGCGAAGGTGGCGTCCGCCAGTTTAGCGGATTCTTCCCGCTGGGCGATCTGCTTGGCAGAGGGCTTCCGTTCAGTGGACTTAGCACGCTCCGCACGCTTGTCCAGAGAAGCACGCAGGGCGGTCAGGTGTTCCACGATTTCAGAGTGGTCAGCGGTAGTGTCGGAGGTCAGCAGAGCGATAGCCATAGACAGAGCGGTGGAGTGGGTCATCTTTTCAGTCATAGTAGTTTCCTTTCTGGTTTGTGAGGTTTTCCTTCCTCTGTTGTGTATTCATTATAGCACATTGTGCTTATAATGTCAAGTGGTTTTTGAAATTTTTTTTCGTTGTCCTTGGGAGGAGTGCCTGTCGCTCGTGGCGTCCGTGGCTTCTCTCTCCCTCGGAACAATTATATTCTAACATAGATTCGGGATTTTGTCAAGTGTTTTTCAAAAAGTTTTTTAGATTTTTTTGCTATTTTGAAGTTAGACGTCTCTAACTCGCGGGCCGGCTGGAGGGTTAGATATGACTAACTGGGAATAAAAAAGAAAGGCGGGTTGTCCCGCCTTATGGCCGTTTAGTACACAGAAGTACATTAGAAGAATGGGTTAGATATGTAATTCCATCTATAGTGAATTGAATCATATCTGATTTATCGAAGTCCTTCCAAGAGGTAATTTTCCCCTCAAGCAATTCGCCATTACCAAGTTGGACAATCGCCCATTCGTATCGCCAATTAGTATCGAAAACTTGTTCGTTACCGCCGAAGAGAATGTTTCGGGAATGACGAGTAATAAGGACGCCGCCAATTACAAGCCCGAATATGAGTAAAATTGCGATGATGGTCGTGATTACTGGATGGTCATAGAAGAAATCAATCATACATTTTCCTTTCTGGTTTTAGGAGTTTCCTTCTCCTTTTCTTTACATTCTTATTATACTACTTTTGAAATGAAATGTCAATAGGTTTCGGGAAGAATTTTTGAAATTCTTTTCCGTGCCATACGCCGCAATTTCTTTTTCAAACGACGGCGTGCGGGAGTGCTTTGGTCAACATACTTGCGGCTGCCCGCATTCAAATCCCAAGCGGAGAAATCGGGGTTGCGTTTGTAAATTGCTTTCATCTTTCTTATCTCCTTTCATCCCTATTATACCAAAATGAAATGCGGTTGTCAATACCTTTTTAGAATATTGTTGAGAAGCGCAATAGTCAAGCAAGCCCAAACACCAATCAGCAAAATCTCCATCATTCTCTCCCCTTTCTGTACCTATATTATAATATATCTGAAAGAGAATGTCAATAGGTTTGTAAAAAATTTTTTATAGTTAGTTGGCTCTAACTTGGCGTCCGGCCCCGCGGTTAGTCATATCTAACTCTTGGCAAAAGAAAAGCCCGCCGAAGCGGGCTTGGGGTTAGGCCAGACGATACTGGTTGGCGCTCTTGGCGTTCTCAACCTTGACCACTTCGTCAGCCCAGTAATTCAGCAGAGCATACTGAATCTTGGAGGGCGAAAAGCCTTCGGGCAGAGAGTCACCGCAAGCGGTAGCAATTTCCTTCACGGTCATGGGCTGTTCGCTCATTACGCCCAGCACCACATCGTGTGCCAGAGCGTAGGCTTCCCGATTGGCGTTCGCCTTGGCGTTCAGCCGATTCAGCTCGCTGGTCAGCTCGTCACGCAGAGCAGAGGTGTCCACAGTTTCGCCGTTCAGGTAGGAGATCATGGTTTCGATGGTGTTCTTCCGCATAGTGTTAGCCTTTCTGGTTTTTTGGACTTTTCCTTGTCCTTTTTACATTTATATTCTACCACGAATTGTGGAGAATGTCAAGTGTTTTTCAAAATTTTTTTTTGAAAGATTCGGAAGGTCTAACAGTCCCAATTACGCATCTTCGCCTAAGAGATGTCACCGAATTTCTTTCTCCCTTGGAACATCTTTATTATACTATAAATTTGGGTAGTTGTCAAGCACTTTTCAAAAAGTTTTTTGACTTTTTTTCAACTCTGGTTAGATGTGTCTAACTCGGCGGCCGGCCCAAAGGTTAGGCAAGCCTAACCTTATTTGAGCACCACCGCACGCACATACCAATTTTTTCCGCTAAGGTATTTCCGAAAATTGGCGGCGTCTTGTGCTTCTTCTTGCGTCTTGTAATACTTGATACCTTCAATGCCGTTTTCGCATACAATTTTATACATAATAACCATTACGCATACACCCCCGCACAACGTTCATAGGCACTAACAGAGCGGAACTCATTGTATTCTTCTTGCGTGATTTCACGGCCGAAGAGAATGCCACGAGTGTGTTTTACAGAAGGCATTTTTTTTGCTTGGTCTTGGGCAGCCAACAGATTATAGGCTTGAATGGCGAAAGTGATTTCAGTGCTACGCCCACGCCCGCAATGACCTCTTTGGCAAGTAATCAGATAGAACTTCATTGTTTCAATCTCCTTTCCCTTTCTGTGCCTTTATTGTAACATACATTTATATAGTTGTCAATAGGTTTTTGAAAAAAATTTTTTGGTTAGATGCCTCTAACTCACGCGCCGGCAGAAAGGTTAGTTATGACTAACCACTAGCACAAGAAAGGGCGGTTAGACCGCCACACGATGGAATTTTCCGCAATAGGGACAGAAGATTTTTACATAATCATCATAGTCATCAGTTGGAGAATTTTGACAAAAGTCAATATCTACCATAAACCAATGACCGCAATAGGGGCATTGTTCTTCATCGAGATTGTATACAACTTCCTGATGGGTTTTTGCGAAATATTTTGACTGAATCATCTTATTCTCCTTTTTCTCTCATAAGCTTATCAATGAATCTATTTCTTTTATGATCTTCATAAGATTCAACTTTTTCTAAAACCTCGGAAATCAATTCGTCTCCCACTTCTTCGGTCATGGGTTTGATTCTAATTTCAGCATAAGGAAAATCTTTTGAATTGGTTTTAAGAATGATTTGTCCATCTTTCCAATTAGCCAAAATTTCAGCATCTTTGAAAAATTTTTTTACGAACCAATTCCGAACAGCTTGAACCTTAGAAATTTTGTTGAACATTGTCTTTCTTCCTCCTTACAGCTCTATTATACCACAGCTCGCCTTGTTTGTCAAGTGTTTATTTTAGGCGGCGGCCAGCATTGCCAGCCGCCTGCCCAGCGTCTTTTCGTTCGTCAGCTCGGCGTTGTCGAACTTGATCTGAACCTCGACGCCACCCAGCCGAATGTCCCCGCACTCCCAGAAGGGCTTATTGTCCTTCTCCCAGCGTTCCCCGGCGATCCGCTCGGTCACGAGCTTCTCGAAGTTTTCGCCCTTGTTGTAGCTGGCTTCCGCTTCCAGCAGGTCGGCCGTTCCCAGCAGCTGGGCCTTGCCCGAGCTCACCAGCAGGTGGCGCTGAACCGAGCTCACCCGCACCCGCAGCTTGGCCATACCGCCCTTTTTCGAGCTCGCCCGGTCCAGCTTCAAATATTCGGTCAACTCGGCAAAATTCGCCATAAAGTAGTAGAGGCGGTCGTGGTGGGCAAAGCCCACAAGATAGGTATGCGCACCTGCGAGGATGTCATATTTGGTTGCCATTTCTTCCTTTGTCATTTTTGGTTACCTTCCTTTCCATCCGGTCATTTTCTGTTCCTTCCCTTGGAACACCTAAAGTATACCATAGAAATGTTACAATTCAAGGTTAAAAGTGTTACAATTTTCTAAACAACTTATGACAAAAATGTCATAGATTTTTTACAGTTTTGTAATAAAAAACCTCTTGACAACTTGCCTTCGGTGTGATAAAATGTTAGTGGTGGAAGAGGGCCCGCAATATAAGTTAGTTAGTTAGGGAAAACTAACTCGCGCGTCCCCTTGCTGGTTAGACACGACTAACTAAAAAGCCGGCACACAAGTTAGACACGACTAACCGAACACCAGTTCGCTTCACCGCTTTAGCACGCTAAAGTGCGGACCTACCTGGTTAGTTGTGTCTAACTGGTGCCTAGTTTCCTCGTGAGCCTGTCCAACCTCTCTCCGGTCTCCCCGGTGTCCTCGACTGTGATTATATTATAACATGGCCGGTTGGAATTGTCAACCCCTTTTTGTAAAAAAAATAAAAAAATTTTTTTCAAAAAAACTATTGACAGGCCGGAACAACTATGCTATAATAAGACCATCAAAGGGAAGGACACCCACCAAACCAGAAAGGACGGGAAAAACAATGACCACTATGATGATGGAAAAGGTTCAGGAAGCGAAGGCGATGGTTGCGCACTTTGTCGGAGATGAAATGTTTATTCCTTCTCAGTATGAGGAAATGCGCTATGAATGGAAGGCTGAGACCCCTTCCTGGTCTACCTTGAAAAAGTATGCTAAGGAAATCGGCCTAGTAGCTGAAAAGGTCGCTTTTGAGTGGCATTCCGACGGCTCTATGCTGGCTGAAATGTGCGGGATCAAGGACGGTTCGATATTCTACCATACTTGCTATCATTTCTGAAAAGAAGGGCGAAAGCCCTTCTTTTTTTGTGTGGTGCGGTTAGTTGTATCTAACCGAAAGGCCGGCACGTGAGTTAGTTATAACTAACCTATATTTATTCTTCCCCTTTTATTATACCATATTTATAGATTTTTGTCAATAGGTTTTTGAAAATTTTTTTGAAAAAGTTTTTTCAAAAAAATTCAAAAAAAGTGTTGACAGGCCGGGCAAAGTGTGCTATACTATATCCAGAAAGAGGGAAGGAAAACCCACTAAACCAGAAGGGAAGGAAAGACAATGATGAACCGCGAAATGATGGAAGAAATTTTCTGGGCCGTAGGCGAAGAACATGGCGTCTCTAACTGGTACGAAATTTTTGATAGCGACCTGTTTGAAGAAGTTTGTGAGCGGATCGCGCGCGCCCTGGGGCTGGACCGTGGCAACTATGATCTGTGGTCGGAAATGCTCGATTGGACCGTGGGTGGTGAATTTACTGAATGGTTCAACGAAATGGGTGGAGACCTGTAAGAAGGGCAAAGCCCTTCTTTTTTTGTGCTGCGGTTAGACACGTCTAACCTGTAAGCCGGCGAATGAGTTAGTCATGACTAACCAATGGCCGACCTTCTCCTCCACTCTCCGGCCCGTCACCTATATTATAGCATGCTGGAGGCGCTTTGTCAAGGGGTTTTGAAAAATTTTTTTAGAAAATTTTTTTGAAAAAATTTCAAAAAAGGGGTTGACAATATGTTCCGGTTGTGTTATACTATAATCACAAAAGGGAAAGGAAAATCCCGAACACCAGAAGGGAAGGAAAGAAAATGACTATGAAGGAACTGTTTGAAAAGGGCTACGAAGTAACTGTGGGAACCGCTTACGGCGATACTGTGATGGAAGATCTGGAACAGGTTGAGTCATATATGGAAGATGACCCCGAACTTGTGGAACTGGATGAAAAGGCAAAGACCGCGTATTTTTACCTTGATGTATTCGCTGATGAAGAAGAATGGGGCGAAGATCTCTAAGAAGAGCAAAGCTCTTCTTTTTTTGTGCCTTGGTTAGTTGTGTCTAACTCAGTAGCCGGCCACAAAGTTAGTTATCTCTAACCGCGGAATTGACTCTAAAAGTTTTTTGAAAAAAATTCAAAAAAACTATTGACAATCGGCGCGCCCTATGTTATACTATAACCACAAAGGAAAGGAAAATCCTGAACACCAGAAAGGACTTGCTACAATGAAGAAAATTATTACCGCCATCCTGGCTCTGGCCCTGGTTCTCACTTGCTCCACTTGCTTTGCTGAATCCGCTGTTGATGAGTTCGCTTCTCATATTCGCCCGCTGTGTGGTGTCGTGATCGAAGTCAACTACAAAGAGAACTATATTGCTATCGAAGATTTTACTGGAAACGTCTGGGAATGGGAAGGCGTCGAAGATTGGCAAGAGGGCGACATTGCTGCCCTGATAATGGACGATAACGGCACGGAAAACATTTTCGACGATATTATTCTTGATATTCAATACTGTGGTAGCGTAGAGGGCTGAAGCCCTCTTTTTTCTGAACGCGGTTAGTCATATCTAACCACGGAGTCGGATCTGAAAAATTTTTTCAAAAAAATTCAAAAAAGGGGTTGACAACTGGCGCGTAATGTGTTATACTATAATCACAAAGAAGAAAGGAAGTGCTCACAATGATGGACTACGAAGACCGCGAGTATCTCACCGAAGAGGATCTGGAGGACGCCGCCGCGTGGCTGGAGGCGCAGACGGACCGGGAAGACTGGGACGCCTACGGATGGGAGGAATAATCCTCCCATTTTGTTTGCCCTGACGCTTTAGTATGCTAAAGCATCAAAGTGATGAAGTTAGTCATATCTAACTATAGTCCTCACTCCCCCACTTTATTATACACCATACGGCGTCATTTGTCAATACCTTTTTGAAAAAATTTTTTAGATTTTTTTTGAAAAAAACGCTTGACAATCGCGCCGGCCTATGCTATAATAGTATCAGAAAAAGGAAAGGGGTGCTGACAATGACTAACTGGTACAATGACCCGGAAGCGTTCGCTGATGACTATGAAGAACTTCAGAAACTGCTGGAGGAACTTGCGGAGGAGGAATAATCCTCCGCATTTTTTTAGTGCGCAGTTAGTGGCCTCTAACTTGCGCGCCGGCCTAGGGGTTAGTCTGATCTAACTGGTGCGGATTGGCCTCAAATTTTTTTCAAAAAAGTGTTGACAAGCGCGCCGGCGTGTGGTATAATAAAGGTGTAAAAAGGAAAGGGAGGAAAAAACAATGCTGAACACTATCGAATTTGGCCTGATCCGAATCGTCTCTGCTTCCACTATCAAAGAGCCCTATGATTCCTTCATCGGGCAAGACCTGATTTGTGAGTGGAACTTTTACCAACTCACAAGCGGCGAGATCGTCGCCGTGGAAAATGCGGAATAAAAATTCCGCATTTTCCGAAAAAAGGGCTTGACAATGGCTCGGAAGTATGATATAATAAGACCGTAAAGAAGAAAGGGAGGAAGAAAACAATGACTAACTACCGCAAAAATCTGGTTGACCGCATGATCCGCCTGTATGGTTTCGAGAGCGAGATCGTCGTCCTGTTCGCTAATATGGCGGAAAAATACACCGATAGCAAGGCGTGGGATAATGCTATGCTGATGATCGTGGAAGCCCACGAAGCCCACCCTGTGACCGATGAAGAATAAGGGCCGAAGGCCCTTTTTCTTTTGCTGGAGGTTAGTTGTGTCTAACTCCTGGGCCGGCGCGAAGGTTAGTCATATCTAACCGATGGGCGCGCCTGCGAAAAATTTTTTTATTTTTTTTGAAAAAACCTATTGACAAATTGAGATAACTATGCTATACTATAACCACAGTAAGGGAAGGAAAACCCACCAAACCGGAAAGGGGCAAGAAAATGGAAATTTACGAACTGTATGTGGTAGAACTGGCGAATGGGGAAAAGCACTATTTTACCGATGAATCTTCAATGTATTCTTATCTGAATCTGGCAAGCTGGGAATCTTACAAGGCCGTCGCTGGTGCGAAGACTTACAAAATGGCTCTCTAAAAGAGCCATTTTTTTAGAGTATGAGTTAGACGTATCTAACCAAAAGGCCGGCGATAAAGTTAGTCATATCTAACTCATACTCATACTCCCCCTTTTATTATACCATAAGAAGCATTGCTTGTCAACCCCTTTTTGAAAAATTTTTTGAAAAAGTTTTTTGTAAAAACCCCTTGACAGAATCTGTCCGGCATGTTATAATAAGGCATAAAGAAAAGCAAGGGAGGATCAGAAAATGATCAACGTGCGCAGTCTGAAGGCTCTGAAGGAAAATGATGGCATGACGCTGAAGGAAGGCCGCAAGATCGCCTAAAAGAGTGGCTGGCAAGTTGCGACCGAAGGCGTTGAATGTGCGACCGCGACCGAAGCAATCAAGGCCGTCAAGGCATACAAGGGCAATTGTGGCGTCTGGTATGCTGGAGGAATCTACTACATTGACAAGTCCCACCGCGTGAGCACGAAGCACGAAGCGCTGGAGATCGGCCGCGCCTGCCATCAGATTTCCATCCTCAACTGGAAAACAATGGGCCTTGCGTATTGCTAAGGCCCTAAAATTTTTTTGCTTTTTTCAAAAAACCTATTGACAAGTGTTCCGGTCTATGCTATAATAAGTACATAAGAAAGGCAAGGAGGAATCAAGCAATGAAGAAGATGGCTATCCAGAAGATCGGTCGTGAGTGGTACGTGATCGTCAAGAATCCCGATGGCTCCAACTACACTATGGCGTCCTTCTCCACCAAGAAGGTGGCGGAAGAAGTCCGCAAGAGCTGGATCGCTGACAAGGTATATGGCGAAGCGGAACCTGCCTAACACCACAAGAGCCGAAAGGCTCTTGTTTTTACGGTCTCGGTTAGACACCTCTAACCGCTAGGCCGGCACAACAGTTAGACACCTCTAACTTATACTTATACTTCCCCTCTTATTGTAACATATATATTCGAGTTTGTCAAGTGGTTTTTTGAAAAAATTTTATTTATTTTTTTCAAAAAAGCCTATTGACAAACCGGAAGAAATGAGTATAATAATAATTGTAAGGAGCAAGGGAAAAGCTCCGAGACGAAAGGAGACGGAAACAATGTTCGAAGCAAAGTATGGCATGATCACCAATCAGGAAGCGATCGAGATCATCAAGACGGAAGGCACCCCCATCAAGGTGACGATTCACCGGACGCACGGCGACGACGTAGTGGATGGCTACGAATACAACGGCACTAACTACACCGTAGAGCTGGATCGGGACGGATGGCCGATTGCCTGGGTCAGAAAGTAAGGAAAAGGGCGGGAAAAAATTCCCGCCCTTTTTTCAAAAAAGGTGTTGACAAAGCGCGCGCGATCTGCTATAATAAAGATGCTCCGGGAGGCAGGCAGGACAGGGGGGAGTGAAGGCATAGGTTAGACTATTCTAACTGCTGGAGGCCGCGAAAAATTTTTTTGACTTTTTTTCAAAAAAGGGGTTGACAAATTAGGCCGGCAGTGCTATAATCTTATTGTAAAGAAAAGCAAGGGAGGACGAAACGATGACTTACTACTTCGACATGGATGGCGTGCTGGCAAACTTCCACAAGGCTTATGCGACCGACAAGGCCGTGGCTCTCAAGCGCGAAGCGATGGCCAACCTTGAGCCCTTTACCGACAACGTGGCCTTGCTGAACAAACTACTGGCCGCTGGTACTACCTGCTACATTCTGACCAAGGCCGCCAACGCTGACGGCGCCCAGGGGAAAATTGAATGGCTTGCCAAGTACGTGCCTATGATGGACGCCGAACACACCATCATTATTACCAAGGGCCGCAAGATTGACTATATCCGGGAAAACGGCGTTTTGATCGACGACGACGAAAAGAACACCAAGCAGTGGGTCAAGGCCGGACAAGTTGCCATCACTCTGACCATCAAGGGCGAAAAAATCGCCCTCTGATGGCCAAAAAATTTTTTCAAAAAAATCGAAAAAAAGGGTTGACAAATCAAGCCGGATCGCTTATAATAGTATCAGAAAGAACGAAAGGAAGTGCTCACCATGACCCTGACCCAGATGATCGCCCTGTATGCCGCCCTGACCGCCGCCCACAAGTACATCCTCGGCTTTGACTATCACGGCAAACTGTACTACATCACCTTGACTTTCGCTGAACTGGTTGAGACCCTCAAGGCTGACCGCGCCGCGTCCTCCAAAGGTGGCGTCAACAAAGTCCGCATCCGGACAAGCAAGGAACAGCGCCGGGCCTTCGTCCTCTCTGGTAAAGCGGTTTTGATCGGAAGCATCGAAGCGCTGAACACCGCCGACAAGTACAACAAGGGCGAACGCTTCGAGCGAATCATTACCGAACTACTGACCGCCAATATCTGGCACAAGGATAGCGTCCCCTTCTGGCAGGCTGGCGACATTGAACTGAACGGTGAACAGATTCAGATAAAGCTGGACGATGCCGAACTCACCAACGAAAAGACCTTGGCCAGGGCGCAAGCTCTGGCGGTCGCCTGAACAAGGCGACCTTATTTTTTTTATGCTATGATCTGGTATTCAAAACGAGGTTAGTTAGGGAAAACTAACTGCCGACCCCACTTCAACGCTTTAGTGTGCTAAAGTGCTGGCCACTGTGCTTCAACGCTTTAGTGTGCTAAAGTATTTGCTACTGTACTTCTCTACTTTAGCATAGTAAAGTGGTGCCCCCCCTTGCTGGAGGAATTGCTTCAACGCTTTAGTGTGATAAAGTATTGCTCGGTGGGCGGGTGCGTGAAATAACCATACCCCGGGCCGGGAAAAAACGCCCACGGCATCGCTGGAAAAAATTGGCAAATGGGGGTAGGGTGGGCGCGCGAAACGCACCCACCCTATAGGGGTCCAGGTCCAGCATTTCCAGCAATTCCCAGCAGCCGGGGGCTAGCTTTCAGGTTTTCCAGGTAGTTAGACGCGTCTAACTAGGGGCCCTCCACATTTTCCACCAACCAGAAATTTTCACAACCAGAAATTTTCACAACCGAAAATTTTCAAAACCAGAAATTTCCAGACCCAAATACTTGACAACCCTATACCCCGTATGTTATAATGTAAATAACAGGGAAGATGTTCCCGGAGGTGACATTATTGAAGAAAAAATATTCACTAGATTATGACATTGAACGCGACATCGACAGGGTGGCCGCGATTCGTGATATTTTAGATACACTGGATACTGACCCCACACCCACAGAACTTGAACAAATGGGTTCCTACATTCTGTATGGAAAAGATGAAAACGGCCTCAACGCTGTTCAAAGAGGCGAAACCACAGACGGCAACAAACGCTATGGTTCCTATAAAAAATCCGATGACAAATTACTTTCTCTTGATGAAATTCTAGAAAACCCTATGGCCGACCAACAATCTTTGCGGCCTTCCAATACCAAACAAGTTTATACAAAAAAGAAACAAGAAATAAAAAGGCCCAAATACGATAGATAGGGCAATATGATCGACCCCGGCGATTCCGATGTCCCCGGTATGAAATAGATGTGGGAATGGATTGATCACCTAGAACACGTAATCGCAATAAATGAAGGAAAGGTCGCGCCAGACGAATCCTCAACAATACTAGACAATGGCTATCGCCTTTATTAGTTGAAGCATTGGCTTATAGACTTGCGGCGCCATCAATACTACCTAAAAGACTCCTATAAACCCACTCTTCATTTCCAAGCTATGGATCACCCTAAACCCGCGTTCTATGATTGGACTTGCGACTCCTTCTACTGGATGCCGCTCGAAAAATGGCAAGAACGCGTAAACAACGCCCTCCTCCACTCCATCTCCAAAAACCTCAATGACTACGAGACCCGGGTAGATGATAAAGGAAATATAGAAGTCAAATGGGTAGTGCGACGCCACACCTTCGATTGGGAAAATCCACTCCATGTGCGGGCCCTCATAAATTATTATGATGCCCTATACGATCAAGTCCACGAAAAACTAGATACCTATGGCCGCGCCCTTCTCTTTGATTTTGAACGCTATCGTGCGATGTGTGATTTCTCCGAAGTGCGTGAATACATACTAGATAAAAAAATAGAGAAAATGCCTTACTCCGAAATTATAGAAAATTTATAGACAAAATTCGGCCTAAAATACAATGAAAATCACCTATGTACAATACTCGCAAAAGAGATACCTGAAAAAATTGCGACCGCGGCGAAAAAGCATCGCCTCATATCCGATACACCAGAAGACGAATGTAAAAAATGCTATACGTGCGGCCGCCTATTACCACGCGACGCTCTATTCTTCGTGCGCAACCGCAGCCGCAAAGATGGTTTTTCCTCTAATTGTAAAGAGTGCGAGAGAAAGCGCCGCATACAAAGAGGAGGACAATCAGAATATGATAGAAGAAGTAAGGAATCGCAAATGCCTACGATGTAAGTAGGAAAAACCCGAATACAACTATGCTAGCACCCCTTCAAAATTCTTTCCTGGTCATCGCTCCCTAATTTGTACTCAATGCTTAGAAACAATGGTTCCGCAAGACAATTTAGGTGAAGTTGATAGACTATGCCGCTATCTTGACGTGCCATTTAACCTAAACAAATGGACTGAGCTTTATAAAATTCATGGTGACCATACATTGACGGCCTATTTCAATACTCTTTTAGACGATCACTACTCAGCCCTACAATGGTCAGATGAGAATGAGCGTTGGCGCTTAGCCCGCCAAGAAGGCACGATTGATGATGAGATAGAAGAAATTTCCGCGGCAAAAATGCGGCGACTAAAGAAAGATTGGTCACCTGCCTACAAGCCAGATGAACTTCTATTCTTGGAAGATTACTATGATAGCATAATGGCGACACAAAATGTTTCTACTCCCATCTTGAAGCATTACGCGCGCGATTTATGCGAAATTGAATTGAGAATAAAGAAAGGATTGCGAGAGGGTTTAGATATAAAGAAAGATATGGACGCACGCGACAACATTATAAAAATTGCCAAATTTGAAGCCTCTAATGCTAAAAATGCCGCCGACTTTGAATCCGTAGGAGAACTTATGGTATACTACGGTAAGAAAGGTTGGCACCCAAAATGGCATATGGAGCCGCAAGATTCCGTAGATTTCACAATGGAAAACATTCAAAATTATTTGAAACGCCTAGTAATGAATGAAGGCAATTTCGCAGAACAAGTAGAAGACAAACGCGAACATTATAATTTGACAGAACGTCTAGAAGAAATTGACAACGAATCTGTCGATTTCGATGAAACCGCGGATGTTGATTACGAAGGAGATGATGAATTGGCAGGTGAGTTGCGTGAGTGAGATAATACAGGACGCGGATGCTCATTTCATAGATGGTATTCCAATCGAGAAAGGCGTAATACTGACAAAAGAATACCTAGATGCCAATCAAGAACTATTCACTAAATACTTGAATCTTTGGATACTTTATCCTGATTTATTTTTAGATGCGATACAAAGTAGTGAAGATAAGAAGTATTTTCATCTCTTCTTTTATTAGCGAATTGCTTTGCGGGCCAGTATGCGATACCGCTATCATTACTGGACGGCAACTCGTGCTACTTCAAAATCGTTTATTGCGTACCTTAGCTCTTGCGTGCGGGCGGTACTACTTCCAGGTTCTACCATCTTTATCGCATCAGATGTAAAAGGTACAGTAATCAAGATTGCGGAAGCAAAATTCAATGAAATCTTCCGTCACTGGCCTCTCCTTCGTAATGAGCTTAAAACCCGTGCGGACGATGGAAAGCAAGGTGAAAAAAAGAGTGGCAACTACTACGAATTAAATTTCAAAAATGGCAGTACAATTACAGTAGTTTCTAAGGATACAAGCCGCGGCCTACGCGCAACAGCTGGTATTCTAGAAGAGGCCGCCACAATTGAAGAAGAAGATTACAATGAAGTTTTGCTTCCGCAAATGAACGTAGCGCGTCGTGAAGTTGATGGCTATCTCAATCCAGAAGAACCATCAGCTTCTCAAACTTTCATAACAACGGCTCGGGAAAAAACCGTATATATGTATGGAAAACTCATTGAATGCGCGGTCAATGCTATTTTGCGGCCGCAAGAATACTTCGTATGGGGACTTTCATATGAAGTACCACTTCATTACGGCCTTATTGATAAGGCCACTATGATGGATTAGAGATATTCAACTACTATGAGCGAAGACTCCTTCGCGCGCGAATCTCTGTCAATTTGGACGGG